CTGTATAGATCAACTGGTGTAAATTATGGAATTACGCTTGTTAGATCATTAATAAAAAGCGGGAATGGATTTATTAAACTATTAATAGATGAAACTAAGTGCCCTAAAATAATAGATGGCATTTTAAACTATAGATACCCTACTAAAGATGGAACTATAGTTAATGAAAACCCAATAAAGGCTGATGATGACGCAGTAGATGCTTTAAGGTATTATGTAGTTAATAGACTTGATCCAGAGATGCAAAAACCAGAAATGAAAGAATTTAATAGGTGGGGAACATGGAAGCTTTGACTCAAGGTAATATCGAGCAAATTATTGAAGAGATCCAAGGCTCTGAAGAGGTATCAAGAAGGGCAAGATTTGATAGAAGGCACGTCATGTATCGTGACGGTGGGAAAAAATATCTCATTGAACAACTAAAAAGAGAGTTCGATGAGCAAGCAGTTAATGAAATGCGCCTATGCCCGATCAATATTTTAAAGAAAATAGTTAATAAACGGTCTGTAGTTTATAAAGTTCCTCCAACTAGGACTACTACAGAAAAGACAGATCAAGAGTTAGTTGATTACTATTCAAAAAAGCTTAACCTGAACTCTTTGATGCAAAAGGCTAATAGATATTTTAACCTTCATGCAAATACAGTTCTTTACGTTAGACCAGATAAAGGAACTCTAAAATTAGATGTAGTTCCTCCGATGCTTTATTCTATTGTTTCAAATCCAACAGACAAAACAAAAGTAGATGCTTGGGTATTTTCTGCATTTAATGAATCTGGGATTGTAGCACCATCAAACGATCTAGACTCTGCAACTGGAAACGAAGGATTCAATAGGAGTCCAGGAACGAGTCCTAAAGGCGATTTGATTGAATCCCAAGAGAACGAGGACATTTCAGAAAGAAACTTCGTTATCTGGACAGATCGCCAGCATCTAACAACGGATGCAAAAGGTAATGCCATATTTGTTAATCCTGAGTTAGGTGATGAACAGTTCCTAAATCCAATTGAAGTTTCACCAGTTGTTAACATCACAAAAGAGCGTGATAACGAACCTTGGTCTAATCAATTCGAGGATGTAGTAGATTTGTGCTTGGCCATCATGCTTGGATGGTCGGATGTTCTGACAGTAGCTAAGAATCAAGGTTTCTCTATTCTAACTGTCGTTTCCCAAGAAGAACCAAAGCAGCTAAAAGTAGGTGTTAATAGAGCGGTATGGCTTAGAAGGCTTCCAGATCAGGAAGCGCCTAGTATTAGTTATGTCCAGGCGCAAAGCCCACTAGGTGAATATAGAGCATTACTTCTAGACCTATTAGCAATTCTTCTTTCATCAAATGATATGCCTCCTAACTCAGTAGGAGGAATGTCTAATTCTAGATCATTCACTAGCGGCTTTCATGCCCTAATTGAAATGTCTGATATTATTGAGGCAGTTGAAGCAGATAAGCCAATCTTGAGAAATGCAGAAGAAAATCTATGGCAACTAATTGCTAAATGGCACAACTGGCTTTTTGATATTGGAACATTAGATACAGAAGCAATGATGTTAGGTAAGTTTTCAAATGGATTTAAAGCTTCAATTGCTTACAGAGACATTAAACCTATTGAATCAGAAAGTGAAACAATAGCATCAGTTAAGGAATTAGCTGCACTTAGGCTAATAACTAGAAAAAATGCTCTTAAAAGACTTAATCCAGATTTGACAGAAGAACAGCTAGATCAAATGATAGATCAAATTGATAAGGAATTTGGAAGACTTTTAGCCAGCATTGATGCAAAAAAAGAAGCAAATAAAAATATTGAAGATGATCAGAAAGACATAACAGAAGAAAGTAAGCAGGAAGATACTACAGAAGAAGAAGACGATTTAGAGGAAATGCAGATGATGCTGCAAAAGTCTAAATAGGTTTAATATGTCTAAAATTTGGCGCTTCGAATTCGATCCATTTGATTATGCTAAAGTTACTAAGCCAAAAGGTAAGAAGCTTTCTGCTATTTTAGATGAGGTAGCGGATCTAGTGAAAGAGTCTGTCCTGCTTGATATTGGAAATAGTAGAAGTCCTGTAAACGGCAGATCATTTAAATCATTATCGCCAGATTATAGGAAAGAAAAGGAAGCTAAAGGCGGATCTGGAAAAGCAGACTTAGAGCTTTCTGGATCGATGCTCGATGCGCTTACTGTCAAAAAAACGTCTAATGGAAAACTGCAGATACTTGTTGATGATCCAAGCCAGCAAGGAAAGGTAGATGGTCATAATAACTTTACTGGGCAAAGTAAGCTTCCAGAAAGAAAGTTTATTCCAGACGAATCAGAAGATTTTAGGCCAGCTATTAGAAAGAAGATAAAAACACTAATCGACGAAAGGGGTTAGAGTGTCAAAATTCACCTTTTCAGTTAGTAAAACGTCACTTGATAAACTCAAGTCAGACCTTGCTCAGGTAAGCAAAGGAATGACTCAGAGTGAATCATCTAAAGTTGGTTCTTACATCGTAGAAGAAATGAAAAACATGGTTGAGGTTGGATTATCTCCAATTCTAGGAAATGGAAGATTTCCAGCCTATAAAAACCCAAATAAGTACCCAGGAAATAGAAAGCCTCAAAGACCAGTTAATCTATTTTTAACTGGGGACTTTCTTAATGACCTTAAAAGTAGAAATACAAAAACAACAACTGGTTATGTTCCAGTAATTCTATTCGAAACAAAAGAATCGCAAGATAAAGAGCTTGGGCACAGAACAGGATGGAATGGTCAACCTAAGAGGCCGATTATCCCAGACCAAAGAAGAAACGAACAATTCGCTAAAGTTATTGAAGTAGGTATAATTGACCGATTAAAACAAATATTATCAAATAGGCTTAGTCGAAAATAGGCCTGTGTTTCGGCTATTGAAAAAAAACAGGCATAATTACATAATTGGAGTTATAATAAATGTCAGAAGTAAATCCGAATGGAGTTACTGTAGAAACTGCGAATGCAGAAGGCGCTACCAAGGAACAAGACGAAACGGAAGCGAACGCTACCCGTGAAACGGCAGAACAAGTAAACGCAAGGTTACTTTCTGAGTCTAAATCCTGGAAGGCTAGAGCTTTAAAGGCAGAGAGAGAAAAACAGGATCAACTGAAGAAAGCTGCAGAAGAACAAGGGAACTACAAAACCCTTTATGAAACTTCTCAGAATGAATTAGTTAAAATTAAATCAGAGCTTGTTAAAAACTCAGTTTCATCGGCTATTGAGTCGATCTCTTCAAAGTATGGATGCATTGATCCAAAAGCTTTGATGAAATTGGGTAATAAAGACTTAATACAAGTTGATGAATCCACGTTTGAAGTATTCGGCGCAGAAACCTTTGTAGAAGATGCTAAAAAGTCGATGCCGTATCTATTTAGACAAGGTTCACAAGCTCAAATTAACCCTGTTTCTCCATCTGGTGTTGTAACTAAAAAACAACTTACCGCTACTGACATTGCAAAGCTTCCAATGAATGAAAGAATTAAAATTCTTTCTAAGATGCAAAAATAAAAAGGGGATAAAAAATGGCTGATGTTTTGACTACTAAAACGCAAGTTGATCCTACTGTTGAAGAGATCGTTTCGGCACAAGTACAAGAAGTGCTTACCGCTTCTATGGTCATTCCTGGTTCAATCATGGATATGTCCGCACAAGTTGGTCCTGGAATGGATAAGTTGAAAATTCCTAAATTTGGAAACTTCACTGTAAGCAGCAAAGTTGCTGGAACTGCAGTTGATGCACAAATTAACGCTTTCACTACTGATGATCTCGACTTGGACAAGCACCAAGTGGTGCAATTCCTTGTTGAAAAACAAGCATCTGTGCAAGCTAAGGTTGCAGTTGAACAAGCATACATTGAGCAAGCGGCACGCGATCTCGCGGCAAAAATGGATGCAGACCTTTATACGATTTTGGCAGCTGGCCCATCTGCAGCAGCGCCTGACCATATCGTACAGTTTGCAAACAGCCCTACCAATACTCTTGGCAAGGCTGACTTTTTGGCAGCACGCAAACTTCTAAGTAAGGCTAACGTACCACTTGAAATGCGCGCATGCCTTGTCTCTCCTCTTCAGGAGAGCGAGATTTTGGCTATCTCTGAATTCGTCAGAGTTGATGAATCCGGAGGTTCTGCCGCACTAAGGAATGGTCAAATTGGAAAGCTTTTTGGATTTGACGTTTACGTTTCGAGCCAAGCTACCGATGGTGTGGCTATGTTCTATCATAAGAACTGCCAAGCCTTCGCTCGCCAATGGGCACCAGAGGTCGCTACTGAATCCTCTTTGGCTAACCTTGGCGTTCGCTGGTCAATCGATCATATGTGGGGATCTAAGCATCTTTATTCTGGTAAGCTCGCCGTTAAAGTTAACGCTTCTGGAGCCTAATTAGGTCTAGGGTAACGGTCAGTGTCCAAGGATGGATGCTGGCCGTTATTTCAAAAGGGTATAGTCTATGATGCCTTCTCAATATGTCCCAGTAAGCGTTTCAGCCGAAACAAGGGAACAATTGACTAAAAAGATGCTTGTGATCCAAGCAAGAGAAGGTGGAAAAGTATCTATTATTAATATCTGTCAGGATCTAAAGACAAAAGAATGGGTCTGCTGGTATTTACCGCTAGTTAACCTTGGTGGGGGATTATTCTAAATGGTCGAGCCTCCATTAAATCTTCATATTGCGGCTAGAGAGTATGAAAAGTTCGGATGGGATGCTGAACTTGGCACTGTTGTTAAAGTGTTAACTAAAATTTTTGGTGGCGAATTAACCATTATTTCACCAGTTGATTTTTACGTTTCTACTGAACTTGTTACTTCAACTCCTGCGCAGTTTCCTTCAGTAATGCCAGCTAATGCAGTAGCTATGGATTTTGTAAATCTTAGCGAAACAGACATAGTTTATAGTGGAAGAAATAATTCGGTTACAGCTGATAGAACTGTAGGATCTAATGGTGGATGGGAAATAGGACCAGGAGAGGGAGATAACTTCTCTTTAGGTGGTGGGAACAGACCTTGGCTTGTTACTCCATCGGGAAAAACGGCAGTTATTAAAGTAAGAGTTTGGACTAAGTCGCCATGAGTAATGCTAACCAAACATTTAGAGGTAAAGCCTCATTAGAGTTACAAGGAACTAGGACAGTAGTTGTTAACAATATTATAAATACACCGGGAACAGAGGAAACTCTGATTACATATACTGTACCTGTCGGATTTAAACTAAATGTTTTAGGGTTACGAGTTACTTCTTCAACTCCGATAGTCTGGAAATATAAAGTAGATTCGTCTCAACAAGCATCCGGAAGGTGTCACCCTGGAAGTCCTAATGATGATTTTTCGTTTCTTCCTGGTGATGAATTACTAACAGGATCTACAATAGACATATTGGTTGAAAGCTTTTCTGATAGGCCGAGTGGAAATATAGAGGGTTATCTTCAAGCTCGTTTAATAACTGTTTAAAAATATTCACGGAGGAATATAAATGGCGAATCCAAGAGAAGTTTTTACGATTTTAGAGAATGATTCTACTGCAGAAGGCGTTAAATTACCTGCTAGACAGTCTGGTGATACTGTAGGTGGAAATCATCTACCAGTTATTAGCAATAAAGCATCTGGTGGTGGTTATGTTAACGTAGACTCGAGACAGAGCGGTCAAAGCTCTAGTTCACTAAATGCTCAAGTTGGACTTGTGGCTGAGGATGGGTCCTCAAATCTTAAATATATTCAGATTAGATCAGAAGGTAATGCAATCGGTCCATCGATGCCTGGACTTGTTGCAAAAGATTCTAGCGGAAATCTAGCATTCATTAAGTTGAATTCAGATGGTGAAGTAATCGTTTCTAGTGGAAGCGATGGTACACCTCTTTCTGCTACAGCAATTGTAGCAGGTGTACTCAATACTGTAACTACAGTGGTAAATTTGGCGCTAACAGTTAATAAAAAATACGAAGAAATAGAGTTTCAAACTGCTTGTACATTCCCAGTGTTCTGGGAACTTGTGCAAGTAAACGATGTAACATTGACTGTTGTGTCCAGTTGGATCACTGGTGCTGGGATGTATTCATACGGAAATATTCTTAAAAATCTTCTCGTTACCGCTGGTGCATCTGGAACCCAGCAGTTGAGAATTAGAGGAACACAATTACAAGGTCCAGCTAGTGATATGCATGCTACAGTTGGTGCATTCCAGAAAGCTTAATTATGGCTAACCAGGCACCGAATTTTGAACAAATAGACCAACAGGGAAGCATCGAGATTAGTCAGGGTACAGTTGGAACAACGCCAATAAATATTCCAACTGTTGCAAGCACTGATTTAATCGAAGTGTATTTGGAGCTTCCTCAAGATTCGGTGCCAGCCTCTAAAAGGCTTCTTTATTCTATTAATGGCGGAGTTACATTTTTCAGTTTAGAGCCAGGAGAAAGCGTAGAAAAAACGCTTAGAGGTGGTATTAAGCAAATTCAGATCAAGGGAAATACGGCATCAGTAGAATATAATGCTGTAATAGAGAAAGAGTTGGCATGACTACAAGAAGAAGCACTTCTAGACCTAGAGCAAGAATAGAAGGTGCAACAGATGGAACGCTAATTGGGAATGAAGGCGATAAACTTAAGGTTTTATCAACTCTTGTACAAAGCACAGGAAGCGTACCATCTGTTAACTCTAAGTTAAGATATTCTGACATGAACGCAACAGAAGGAGGAGTCGCTAGGGGTACATCTATTACTAATGCAGCATGGGTTACAGTTTTTGGATACGCAGGAAAAGGTCTTTTACACTCGTTTTCAATTAATTTAGAAACTGACTCATTATGGCTTGTTAGATTTTTAGTAGATGGTGAAGAAATTTTTGGATCAAACGGAATAGCAACTTCTGATATGGTTACATTAAGTCTTTATGATTTAAACTCTGTTAGTGTTCATTTATCAAATGTTGGAATATCAATAGACGAAAATAAATTGTTTGTATGGACCTGTCCGAGCGGGTGGCCTGTTAGATATTCAACATCTGTTTCTATTTTACTTAGAAGAGCTACCGGAGCAGCTTCAAAGAAAATACAGGCTGGAATAGTAGTTTTGACGAAAGAATAATAAAATGAATGAAATTGAAACTACATGGCAAAAGCTAAAAGACTTTATCTCTCAGAGAGCAGTTGTGATTCAGTTTATAGAGTTTGAAGACAGCTATTTAGTTTACGCTGATGATGATTTTATAAAGTTAAGTCACTATTTGATCAAAAACCCTAGTGATAATACAGACCTTTTAGACTTTGAAACAAACTATAAACCAACAGCAAATAAGCCAAAGATACCAAAAGACTCTGACGGGGCTTCTCTAAATAGAACAAAAATTACTAAACAAGGATGGACTCAATTTAACTGTTTTTTAGAAATTCAAACATCGTTTATAGGTGTTAAATGGTCAAAAGACAAAGCAGGGAATGATGGATGGCTTTCTGTTAAATGCTATAAGCTAGTTAGCGGTTCATATGTCGAATGTTCAGACCAAACAGACGCTACAGCTAATTGTGTCCGTACTGTAGCAGACTGGGAGCCTACTTGTGACTATGAGATTATCGGTGGGGAAATCAGAACACTTGATAGGCCTACTGATGACTGCAGAATTAAAGTAATTGCAGTTCCAGATATTCCACAAAACTTTGGTGGTACTAAATTTATGGGATCTGGTGTTAATCTGAAGTTTTACAACTCTAGAGAACCAGTACTAGCAGACGGTAGAACTGTTAAAATGCTTACATATTCTAACATTTACCATACAAACAAAATCAGATTTGAAGTGGATCATGCTTTAGGTGCATCCATAGACATTTTAATTAAAATGGAAAGTTACGTTGCTTAGATGCAAATAATACTAGCGAGCGGATCAGCTCCATTATCTAAACTAATCATGGCTTTGTCTGGTGGTCGATTTAGCCATACTGCCATTAGATACGGAAGTGTTGATTCTGACTGGCTAGTCCATGCTTTTATTTATGGTGTAACCCCTGAATGGCACAGCTATTTTATAACAAAGTATAAATTTATTAAATCGTTTGAGATTATAAAGAATAAAAAAGACGCAGAAATAGCATTAGATGAAGTAGTAAAAAAATATAGGCACAAAAAATACGATTTTATCGGACTATTTGGTTATTTTATAGTTTCATTATTTGAAAAAGTTAAAATTAAAATTAGGACTCCGTTTCAATCAAGAAATTCTTTATTATGTACAGAATTAGTAGCAGAATTTCTAAAAACATTTAGCGTATCGTGTAATCTAGAATTACCGGATCTAACTCAGTTTTCGACTCCTAAAATGATTGAAGAGTTGCTTGAAAGTAGGAGTGATATTTTTAAAAAAATAGAGGTTATCGATGATTCTAAATAATAGAATAATTTGGGACGATAACGGAGTATTAAAAGACCTAAGTTCAAAGTTAAATAATATTCATGAATCTGGGCAGGTAATAGACTTTGAAACGTCTGATGCTCTTTATATTGGTTCTGATTTGCCTTTTAATCATCGTTTCTTCGAAGTTGTGGCGGCTAACTCTAATTCTGCAGCTGTTAGTGTTTATCTTTGGGATGGTACAAGTTGGAATGCTGCCGTTGATATTTTAGATCAAACTGTTACATCCGGAGCATCTTTAGCAAAGTCTGGTCATATTTCATGGGTAAAGCCTAAGAATAAACAATGGATTAAACAGGATACAGATTATGGATCTGGTATTACTGGAATTTCATCGCTTGTGATTTATAATCTTTATTGGGCAAAGATAACATTTTCTGCATCTGTTTCTGTAACAACATCTATTAGATTTATTGGACAGAAGTTTTCAGATGATAGCGATCTAAAGAGCTTATGGCCTGATCTAATTAGGGCAGATGCTTTTGCGCAATGGCCTAGCCAGCCAAAAAGTAACTGGGATGAACAGCACTTCGAAGCGTCGGAATCAGTAATTAAGGAATTAAAGAGAAAAGGTCAGATCATCTCAGAAAGTCAGATCCTAAACTGGGAGATTTTTAGAGAAGCATCCGCACACAAATGCGCAGAAATTATCATGAACTCAATGGGTAAAGATTGGTCAGAACCAAGAGATAAAGCTTCAAAATACTTCCAGCAAGCCATTAACTCGTGGCTTTTTGACATTGATAGAAATGCAGATACAATACTAGATGCGTCAGAAAAGTCTATTTCATCCGTGGTGGTGAGAAGATGAGCAAGGCTAGTGATTCATACGATGCTTTAAAGGCAAGAGTTGCGGCAGTATTGCCTAATCATTTTGTATTACCTAATCCATACTTTCCGGAGCAAAATTCAGAAAACGCTTTAAGACAAGGTCAGGGGATTAAGTTTGCAACAGCATTAAATTCTAGACGCTCTCTTAGTTGTCAAATGTCAGTTTCTAGACAAGTAGAAGTCATAATTACTCGGAAATATTATGGCTCTGAACTGATGGTAGCGAATAAAACTAATGTTGAAAAACTCCTATTTGAGGACCAATATTTAGTAATCAAAGAAATAGAAAAAGATCCTACGGTTGCCATTAGTTCTGTAGTTGTTCAAACTAGATTTGAAAATGATTCAGGGATAGAGTTTGTATTTAATGAAAATAAACCATTTCTAATGATCAGGTCACTTTTTAGCATCGAATACATTGAAAACCTTTAAAAAGAGGAAAGAGTAAGATGGCAACACAAACTAAAAACTCAGTTATGGCTATTGTCCGAGAAACAACGGAAGGTACGCCAGTTGCACCAAGTGGAACTTCGTATATTGCATTACAGGATGGATTTTCAGTAGAAGGTGCGTTTGAAAAACTAGAGAATGCAGAACTTACCGGATCTATTGGCGCTGCAAAATCGATTCAAGGTTTTGAATCACCAACTGCAAGCGTAAGCCATTATATTAGGCACTCAGGAGTTGAAGGAACAGAGCCAAATTTTGGACTTCTTCTTGAAGCCGCTTTTGGTGCAAAAGTGGTTGCTTCTACGCAATATGACACTGTAGCCGCATCTACTGTTTCGACAATTAAAGTCGATACAGGTGAAGGAGTTAACTTCCAGCGTGGACAGGGTCTTTTGATTAAAGATGGAACTAATGGATACAAGATTAGGCCAATTTTGTCCGTTTCTGGTGATGATCTGACGCTAGGGTTTAAGCTTCCTACTGGTGGTGCGCCTGCATCTGGTGTGAATCTTGGAAAGTGCGTTCTTTATAAGCCAGCAAATACCGATCATCCTACAATGAGTGTTTGGGATTATCGCGGTAATGGTGGTGCCGTTCAGATGATGGCAGGAGCCAGGGTTACAGAGCTTGGAATTCAGGCTTCGGCTGGCGAGCTTATTAACGGCACTTTCTCGATGGCTGGAATTCGCTTTTATTTTAACCCTATTGAGATTGCAGCAACCGATACAAAGCTAGACTTCCTTGATAACGTAACTACTCGCGTAGCTACGATTCAGGCGAAAATGTACCGAGATCCTATCGAGCTTGCTGATGCCTTGGCATCTGCAATGAACAGTCTAGGATCGGCTAATACCTTCACTGTTACCTATTCTAGCAGCACTGGTAAATATACCATTGCATCCAATGGAACTACGCTTTCTTTGCTTTGGTCAACCGGAGCAAACGCGGCCAATACCATTGGTGACAAGCTTGGATATTTGACGGCAGCTGATGATACTGGATCGCTTACTTATCTTAGCGATAATGCACAATCGCTTGTAGCACCACACACGCCAGCATTTGATAATTCTAATCCACTTGTGGCAAAGGATAACCAAATTCTGCTTGGTGATGCGTCAGATGCAGATCCTGCTTGTGTGTCGGTCAGTCAGATTTCAATGAGCTTGACCGATGAGAAAACAGATATTCTTTCGATCTGCGCAGAGAGCGGAAAGTCTGGGTCTCTTGTAACAGCACGATCTGTAACTATTGACCTTGTGGCTACACTTAGCACCTACGATGTAGAGAAGTTCAAGCGTTTCAGATCGAGTCAAACTACGTCTTTTATGTGGGCATTTGGTTCTAAAGCTGGCGGTAATTTTGAAGCTGGAAAAAGCGGATATCTTTATATGCCAACTGCAGTAATTGAAACCCATAACCTGTCTGATACAGATGGAATTGTATCGTTAGAAATGACTTTAAAGGCATTCGTACAAAGCGGCGCCGGAGAAGTTTACCTTGGTTTCCTCTGATATAAAGAAAGGGTTTCATGAAAAATTACGATTACATTCCAGGGCAAGATAAAGAAAATGGCGAAAGCCCATTTTCTGGTAAAGTTATATTGAAGATTCCTAAATATCTTGAACGTCTTGAATTGGTTAAAAAGTTCCAGTTCGGAGTCAATAAACAATCTGAAGTTGAGGCATCCGATCAAGTCGATAGCACAATGAAAGCTTTTGAGTTGATTGGTCCACACGTTGTTTCTGTTGAACTAGAAATTAAAGAAACTTCAGAGAAAATTACTGACCTAGAAGAACTTGGATACTATCAAGAAGGTCTTGCCCTCATGATGGAACTTGCAGGTTTTATTCTTGGCGGTATTAAGTTGGGAAAGGGCTTAAAGCCGAGCTTAAACAGCAAGTAAATTGGATAATGAACAAGCGCAGCGGAGCTAATAAATCCTCTGCGCTTGTTTATGAGTTTTTTACGAAAAGATCGCTAGCAAAGCTTGGCTATAGTTTTAAGGC